ACTTCCGTGAAGCCCATGCTTCTTGTTCATTCCACGGCGTAACGCACGATTCATCCTCTATCTTACCCCTCGGATTTTTTCGGCTCTATAACCGTCTTAATTTCCCACTTATCAAATTGCTTATTATGCTCAGCCACGACGGCGATTTCGTCCAGGTTCGCCAAACGCAGTGCCTTACTAATCGCCAACGTCCTCACCAATCCCAGACCCAGGCGCTCTTCGCCCCGCCAAACGGAGTAAACGTCGGGTCCTATTTCCTTCTTCACCTTGAAAATATCCGCACCAGGTACAGGCTCCTTGGCGGGCTGGGTTACCGGTGCCGGCTCAGCCTTTGGTGGAATCCAAATAATCCGCTTCGTATTCGGTGTATTAAGAACAAACTCCACAACCTGGTTTGCGTCGGGCTCCTGTGCCTGAATCAGATTCACCGATGTATATTTCGCCAAAACAATCTCCGTTCCCTGTAATTCTAACATAGGTTTGAAATGGTTTGCGGCGAAGTCGGCGACAATCCGCTCCCAACGCTCTCGGAATGGCTTAGTCTGCCACACGGCGGTGCCCTGCCACGTCAGGACGTCCTCAATCACGAGTTGTCTGGTCTTGTTATAGTATGCTGAAAAGATAGCACCGTCGTTTAGAACGGTTTGGGAAAGACGAAGGCGAATGCGTTGCGGTCCCATTTTCGCCGCAATCGGTGGCAGATATACCGCGTATCCTAGATTGGGAACAACCGCAAGGAATCCTGAGAGGATACCACGTGGTCGAAGACTTGCGACGACTTTCTCTTTACGAATGAGGGCTTTATCGGCGCCGTTCTCGGCGTACATACGGCTAATGCCAAGCGTCTTACCACGCGCACCCCATCCACTATTGCCTATGTATTCTTCGGTGGCGGCGACCCAATCCATTATGTTTTTGGGGGTATAATTAATTAATGTGACCGGGTTTTAGACCGGCAGGATTACGCATGATTTGCTTCATATTCTGCCGAGGCTATCAATAAGCCATTTGAGTAAGCAGACGTTCCAGTAAACCCAATAGATAGAGATGATGAACCAGGCGCGGTCGCATTTTTTACCCATAACACCTTACCAGATGAGTTATAAGCTACTACAAAATTATTAAAACTACCATTATTAATGATAGTAAGCCCAGAATTTACGGTTCCATTCGGTGTGCTATAGAATGAAACCAGAGGGGGTGTGCCAACTGTATCCGTCCATCCGCTGACATACACGTTTCCGCCTCCAACCGTGATTGAGGTAGGTAATACACCTACATTCTCACTATAAGGATAAGTGCCGGTGAATAAGGTTTTCCAAAGCGGTGTTCCGCTTGTATTATATACTATAACAACTCCTATAGTAAATCCCTGTCCGTTGTAAATCATGGTATTACCGGTTGGCACCCCACCGGATGGCATAACTGAATTCGCCGGATCGTAGGTTGCTATATTTGAATTCTGTGAATATGCTGAGACATAGATATTACTGCCATCTACAGTCATACATCTGGCGACCAAAGAACCATTTTCTGGGTCGCCGTACGGCGCGCTCATATTCACTGCCCATTGTACTACTCCACTACTATTGTATTTTACAAGTACTAGATTCGCCGAATAGTTCCATCCGTACACTTGCCGAGCAGGATTGGTTTGGTCCGTAGCCGAATAGACATTCAGAGGAAACTGACCTACATCGTGATTTACAAGTCCGTACCATCCCAGCGCATAAATATTGTTAGAAGTGTCTGCTGAAATAGCTACTCCATACGATTGTCCAAAGTATCCATCTGACCCGTCGCCATACTCAACCTTTGTAGCCCATAAAGGGGTTCCACTTATATTGTATTTAACGACTAACATTGTGTAGGTACCTTGCGTTGTAACATTTACGCCAGGTTGAATCGCACCACTCGCATTATAAAAATATTGGGTAACTGTTCCGCCAGTTCCATTTGATCCAAAAGCACCTGTTATATAAATATTTGAACCCGTATATATAATACTATAGACATACAGCACTCCTTCTAAATCAGGACTAGTCGTTGTGGGTGTCATCTGGACGCTCCAAACCGGATTTCCGCCCGAATCATATTTGATTAAATATCCATTTTGAACATCGCCACCACTTGGTGGCGGATAGGAATGAAACACGGAACCATCTAGATTATAAACATTACAACCATTACCGGTATATCCTGCTACATAAATATTATTTCCGTCGTTGGTGATATTTAATACATTCATCCAATCAATATTATTGGTCCATAAAGCGATGCCCGATGAATTATATTTTACAATAAGTCCACCTACCAATGGTGACCCGCCAGTAATATTTGTAGTGACCGTAACCGTTTTATCCGCATTAATGAAATAGGGTATACCGCTGGCACCAAAATACAAATAGTAATCGGAGACTAAAATAGTATTTGTTCCATCGGTTGTTAAACTTGCGTATCCCAAATATGTACCGCTTATATCGGCAACAAATAAAGGCTTGCCACCACTGTTATATTTAATCAAGTTTAATCCATATGAGTAGAGTGCTGTGTTTGATGGTGGCGCAATCGAGGTTGCTACATACTCTACATTTGTTCCATATGTAAGACCGCCAGTTGCGGGTTGAGTCAAATAAGGAGCACTTGTATTATTTGCCCATTGAGTAATACCATTTGTATTGTAGGCTATTAGAAAATCGTTTTGGACACCAGTCAACGGTATCGTAACTCCTGAGAGCACCGGTTGTCCGCTCGGCGGCGGTATAACCGCACCATTATTATCATAGGGCACATCGTATGTAGACGTAGGAGCCGTCATATTTCCGCTTACATATAGATAATTGTTAACCACGGAAATATAGAACGGACTGCCGCCAAATATATTTGTAACCCATTGTGCGATACCCGCTGTGTTATAATTTATAATAACACCGTCTCCTAATACCGAAATATTTATAGGACCAAATGTTGTAGCATTCGTATTATAACACGTAATATTACCACTAGTGACCCCCGCAATATAAATATTCGTTGTAGTGGCTGTAATAGAATAAATGGTATTTGACGCTGCCCCAATGATATTTGTTCCCCACTGTGCTACACCTAATTTGTTGAACTTTACAAGATAGACAGCAGATCCTGAATTATATCCTTTAATAGAAATCACCGGCGCAGAATTGTATGACTGAGAATTGGGAGAATATATATTTAATGGACCAGACATACGATTTCCGTTATATGTACCCGCAGCATAGACATTATCTGCGGCGTCGACATAAAGTGCGGTCGCCGATACCGTATTTAAATTTCCTATACTTGCTGCCCATATAATATTTCCCGCTGTAGTATACTTCGCAACAAATGCGGTTAAACCGCCGTTAGTAGACACCGAGGATAAACTTATTCCAGACTCCACATCTCCTGGTGGGTTATAAAATACTAAATTGCCCGTTTGACCATACGACCCTGTTACATAAATACCAGTCGGTCCTATTGCTATCGCAGTTATTGTACAATTCGCATTTGACGCACCGATTTCGGTCACCCATGATACCGCACCGCTTGGAGTATATTTCAAAAAAACTCCACTATTATAATTTGCCGCCAGTGGATAGAGCTGTTTAAAACTTACTCTACTACCTGAATAAGTAATTGAATATAAAACACTTTCTGGTGAATCATTTAATGTATACAAAATATTATTTAATCCAGTTATATTCGTCAATAATGATCCGTTACCTAGATTTGTTATTATTTTGGAACTGGCAGGGGTTGCGTAAGTATATTTTAAGAAATTATTAGCACCATACAAGGAGACATAAATATTATATGAATTAGGATCCGCATAAATACCATATACACTTTGAGGAATATTTATATTTGTACCTGTACCTGTACCGGTACCAATAGACGCATTTAAAGTTAGATACAGATGACCACTTAAATCCCAATTAGTATCATTATTTACATTGCTCACATCCCAAATAATTCCACTTACATCAGGATAATGAGCATTATTATAATCAGCAATTAAAAGGTGCCCATTACTAAGAGTACCATGGTTTGTATAAGAAACACTAAATGGTAAAATAATACCATCTGCTCTGCTTGAACTATTTGTAACGGTTTTAGTATTAAATGCTCCAACAGTTGGAGGTGTAACTTCATTATTCATAACTATTCTACATAGTGAGTTTGGGGTGCTTGTATTTACTAAATATAATTTACTCTGGTAATCGGTTGTTATAGAATAAATTCCATTAATTTGTAAAATCTGGATAGGGGCGTCAGCAAATGTTGTATTCAATTGCCAAATTGTTTGTTGGTTGTCTACTATATATAAATATCCAGCCTGCCATGCTACAGATGATATAACTGTACTCACTCCATAGGCACCAAGAGATTTAATACTCATAATCTCACCGTTCGTCTTCAATTTATAAGCATTCGGATTGCTATCAATTATATAGATATATGTACTATCATTTGTAATTGCCGACGCATTAAATAAACTGACATTCTGTTTCAACGTTCTATACAGGATTCCATTCGCATTATACACATTTAAATTTGTAAAAAAAGTGCCCGCCTGGTAACTATTCACACCATCGGTCAGACTTGCCAACAACTGTAAATATGTTTGTGACGTGAGATAGGTAGCCCACTGCGCAATACCATTCACATTATACTTTACAATATAACTTCCGTTTGCCATAGTTGATATAGACACCGGTGTAACAAGTTGCGTCCCATTCGTGTTTACAAATAGAAGCGCACCCGAAAAATCTCCCACCGCATATACATTCGTTCCGTCTGTGGTCATACTATGATTTGATACGGCACCACTGATATCTGTAGTCCATTGAACCACGCCATTATTATTGTACTGTGCGATGTTACATCCATACGATGTCAACGCAGAATTTGGCACCGGTGGCGGCGGAATAGGTGGTAACGTAGGAACACTCGCAATATACGAATTATATTGTGCTATCGTTGTATTGACCGCCCCCGCATCTAAATCGGTGGCAATAGAGACCGATGACCCATTTCCACCGTTTCCACTACTCCAAGCCACTGTGTTTGTAGTACGAATGAGTCCGTTATTAATAGACTGATTTGTAATCGTCGCATTCGCAAATATCATACGCTCTCTACGACGTGCTGTCGTAGCAGAAGCACCGTTATTCGTTGCGGACGGTATTTTCCTATTCGGGCATAGCATTTATATCATAGAAAATGAACTATTCATTTCCGCCCCGTCAAAGGCGCCTACACCCTGCATAAAGTCGCCGCCATTCTGTAGCATTTCTGGTGAATAACCGGCGGCGTTGTGTGGACCCGGCGACGAATGCTCCGATCCGAGTCCCGATGAGACAATCTTACCCACTCCAGGACGCTGACGGTGCTCAATCATCTGCTCAGGATGACGTAAGTTGGATCCAAACTCTGCGTCCATAAACGCCACACGATTCAGGGGGTCGGTCGCCTCCGGTGGGTCGTAATGAATCGCCGGTGGAGTACGCTGGAGCGGCTCGGGTGTTCGCATATCCTCCTCCGTCATACCAACCGGAACCGGCATGGGTTTTGGGACCGGTGGTCGTTGGCGCGTTGTCATTACCGGAGCAGCCGTTTCTGGCGTCTGCGGACCTCCCACCACACCATCCGGTGATTGTTGCTGATATACCTGTGGAGGTACATAGGGCTGCTGCGGCATCGTCATTTGAAGAGTGGGCTGAACATGGTCCATCTTTGGCACTCCCTGTGCGGCTGACAGTACGGCATTCACACGAGTCTCAATCTGTGTTTCCAACAAACGGGGATAATTGGACGCTTTCACGATATAGTAACCAAAGAAAACGAAAACTGCCACAATAATCACTAATACAACCCAAGCCAAAGGTATCCGGGTCGCCATATGTTCTACTAATTTCAACCCTGAATTTTGATTCGTTAATTCCACGCAAATAAATCTGTCCGCCCAAAAAAGAAAAACATGGCTAGCGAATTCGCCGCCTTTGCCGATTTGTCGGGAGTTGTTCAGTCGCTCGTTAAAGAACTTGAAGGCAAGGTTCTATCCCAAACCGACCTCATTGCGCATTTACCTAAATTCGTCCTTGTCGCCTGGACAAGCAATCTATCCGTTGATAAGGCGGAAGCTCAGATTCTCGCTGCGGTCAAGCATCTTATTGCGAAGTTTGTACCTGCTG